TTTGACATAGTATTTTTATTTAATAAATATGCCATTTTTTTAAAAAAAATTTATTTATTATAAATAAATTTCATAGTACCACAATCCCATATTCTATCAAAGCCTCTTTCTTGCATTATCTCCCATTCTGTTTTGTCACCATCATAACCTTCGGAAACTAATTTTGCTTTTCTAAAATTAAAACGATGATGTCTTTTTAGTTGAGAAGAAGATTTAAAATACCAATAATTAGGTTCTGTCTTACCAACAAAGTGTAATCCACATTTACTGTAAACAGTTCTATTTGGGTCTAACCCAGACCATCTAGAATCGGAATAGGTTATAAAAGATTCAATGCCATTATTGTTTAATATGTGTTTGAGTAATTTATTGAAACCACCTCTAACAGAGTAAGTATTTTTATTGCAAAATCTAATCAACTCCCAATTAGATTCTTTACTCCTGGTAAATTTTCTTTTCCCAAAAGTCATCACAGATACTAATTCTTCATTATAAAATAAACCATATCTTAAAGTATCTTTAACATCACCCTGTAAATGGTTTAAATTTAAAAATTCTGTTTTTATTTTAGTATCAATTTTTTTTACTATACATTTTCTGGCATCTATTTTAACAACAGAACTTAATTTTAATTCATGACTTAACTTGGATATGACAATTTCTTTTTGGAATAAAATTTCATCTTCAAAAATTTGAATTAATTTTATGCCTTTTTTTTCTGCCATAATAGATTTGTTTAAATGGTATTTTTTATCTTTACCCATAGTCTCACCGTGATAATAAAGACCATGAATTTCAATACCGATATTGAAATCTAATAACAAAAAATCGATCTCAAAAGGATTTATTGTTTTTCTATCGTTCTGTATATACTTTATATTGTTTTGATTTAAAAATTCTTGAATGAAAACTTGTGTTCTAGAATCTTTATGTGATGGATGACATTTACCACATCTTGGTATAATTCCACAACCTAATAACGTACTTGTAAATTTATAACCACATTCAGTACATTCGAACTCATAAGATAGTGAAGTGTTACCATTTTTATTTGCTTTATAATCTGATAATAATTTTAAATTATTAGACTCTAATCTTGGTAGTAGATTTTTTAAAGTTTTCTGACGAACAGTTTCTTTTTGTTTTAGAATAGATAATTCTTTATCAGTGTTATCTATTGTTTTTTGATGAATTTCTTTTACTTGCCAAACATGGTCAACACCATATTTTTCTTGAACTGTATTTTTTATTTTTTGTAATCTTCTTTCTTTAACTTCAGTTTTGTTACCCCACTTAATTCTACATTCATCAGAACACAATTCTTTAAAATGATTTTTTTTGGTTTCGAACTTAGTACCACAAACTTTACATTCTCGTTCTTCCCTTATGTTTTCATCTTTATTTCTACCAATTTTTATTTTTCCTTGACGAGCATTTTCAAAATAACAATTTCTAGAACAAAACTTTTTATCTCGAAACTTAAATTCGGCTTCAAAATTTTTATTACAATGTTGACAATTTAATTCTATTTTCATGGTAAAATGTTTTTATTATGTATTACTACATATATAAATATCTTACAAAAATAAAAAAAGCCCACAATATTGTGGGCTTTTTTAAAAAATTAATACTAATTTTAGATATTGTCAAATGAAGCTCCAGTCGGAGTTACGTTAAACTCTATGTAAATGTATTCTAACGTAGGTATTGGTTTTAAGAAAATCTTACCACGTAACTCATTTCTGTCAATTTCTTCTGGGTCATTAGAAAGTTGAACTCTAAAATCAGCCAAACCTCTTTCTTTTCTAATGTTATCCAAAATCGGGTTTACAGAATTTAAGAATTGATTTCTTACAATTTGGTCATTCGGTTCGAACAACAAACGAATACCAACTGCTGTAATCAATCTACGAGCTTGTAACAACAATCTTCTGATGTTAAGTCTGTTAAGAACAGAATCTTTAACCTGCATATTCTTGTTACCCCAGATAACCACACCAACGTCAGAGTACGTAGCGATAGGATTAACACGACCTTCGTAAAGAGTATCTCTGTCGGCTTCAGTCAGTTTGGTTCTTGCTTTAATAGCGTTTGTTAAACCTCTACTGTAACCTGCAACTGCGTACCAAGGGAATGCGACGTTATCAGTCAAAGCGATGTTTCTAACAACTTCCAATGTTGGCGGTAACCAAACATAAACATTGTTTTCACTGTCAGCTTCTTGAACCCATGGCCAGTAAGTAGCGGTATAGTTAGAATCGATATCAGCCGCATCTAACAAATCAATCAAAGAATCAGGTGTTTCAATAGCGTCTGCAACAAATCCAAAACCAGAAGTTGGTGTTGTATCATCATAAAGAACATTCTCTGGTGAAGTTACGATATAAACAGAATCCGCTCTTTCTTCTTCCACCATATCAATGGTTTCTTGTACCAAATAATTGTTATTTGACCAATCGATACCTGGAGTTGATAATACGTTAATGTTAACTGCTTCAGGGTTTGCGAAAGTTCTGATTGCGTTGTAGTAAGCGTACAAGTCAGAAGTACCATCTTGTGGACCTAACTGTGTAAATTGGCCAGCTGCCAAACCAGCTGTAAATCCGGCTCTACCAACACGATATCTATCAGTATTTGTTCTGGTTGTACGGTAATCGTCCCAACCATCAAAACCCCAATAAGGAACTACAGTGAATTTTCTACCAGAAGCTGTTTCATAATTGGTTCCTTCAACATCAGTACTGTTTTGGAAGCTTGCATCACCTACTACAAAGTTACCCGCGATTGTTGCTCCAGAATCCATATGGAAACCTTTAGTACTAGCGGTCCAATAAGCACCGTTTTCTTGTTTACCTTTCCAGTTAAACATGTTTTGGTCGATACCTACTGTATCAGAGATACCAAGGTAAACTTTTCTAATTCTCTCGGTTGTTAAATCATAAGAAGTTTTATATTCTAACATTGGAGGTAAAGCGGTATTATAGTCTCTAACAAGATAACCTTCAAAACCAGCTGGGAATGAATCAGTTGGTGCTTCTGCGTTAATAACTGCCATTATAAATTTAGATTTTAATGGGTATTCACCATCTGCAGTACCAATTCTTTTTGCGATAAAGTTATTTGATACAGGATCCATTACACATTTTGAGTAAGTCTCAAGAATTAACGGATTTGCGTCTGTATCATCCCATTGTCTAACAACAACATCAAACTCTTTGGTATCTAAGTTAATATTTCTAAATGAAATTTTAATTTCTTTATTAGCTGCTGTACCATCAGAAATTGATATAAATTTAAATAACGGGAATACTTGATTACCACGAAGTTCAGAAACAATCCAAGGAGTTTCAGGGGTTTGGTAACCTTGTTTATAGTTTTCAACGTCACTTAAGAAAGTTAAACTTTGACTCAAACCTAATATGTAATTGTTATTAATTAAATCTTGTAACATATTAGGATAGATTTCTTCAACAAAAATTCTAGTTGCTCTATCTTGTGTTGTCGTACCTAATACACTTGCGATATAGTTTTGACTTGTTCTATCTAATGATAAATTATAAGTCACTGTCGAAGCACTTGAGGTTGCTGAAAGCGTAAATTGTGCTAATGGGTTACTTAAGTTATTTGTAAAATCACCAGTAACACCAGCACTTGATTGTAACACTGACCAAGTAAAAGTGTCTGTAGCGTAAGTTCCTCTCGATCTTAATAATGCCAACACCATTCCTTCGTATTCAGTATATGGGGTAGCACTCCAAGTCATTACCGTACCAGAAATTGAACCTGAAAGACCTGTTACACCATAAGTTGTTAAACCACTAATTGAACTACCAGTAAATGAACCGTTAATTCTATCAAATACAATACCTTCTGGGTATGTTGTTGTATCATTTGGTACTACAGTACTTGATAAAACAGCTCCATTTGGAAATAAACCTAAATCATAAAGATATTGTGCATTAACATTAGATATGTTAGCGTAAGTACTACCAGTAAAATTAGCGGTAAATGTTGTAGTCGTTGATTTAGCAATTGTAGCTGGATCATAATTAGCTCTAACAGTAATAACCCAAGCAACACCTGCATCATAACCGTTTAAACCAAGTACCCTAGTAACATACAATTGGTTTGATTGTGTTAAATAACTTTTCGCGATATAAGGTAACTCATATCTAGGAATGTTATTACTAAATTTTGATGGGTCTAAGCCACCAAAAAGAGTCAAGAATTCATCATAGTTTGTGATGAAAATTGGCTCAAAAGCAGGACCCTTAAGGGTTTCACCTGCCAAACCCAAAGTAGTTACACCAACCTGTTGTGCGACAAATGTCAAATCTTTTTCAGAAGTGAAAATACCTGGGGATACTAAAATTTTTTCTGTTGCCATTTAATTTTTATTTTTATTAGAGTTATTTCTTTTTAATATAAATATGATGATTTCTTTCAAAGTTTTTTCTTAAAAATAAAATAGTATGATTTTAATGATATTTATGTATGAAAAGTATCATACTACAAAAAAATAAACGATGAAAAGAGATAAAAATATCAAAATAACACCTACAACACACAAGATTTTAAAAAAGTATTGTGAAGAAAATGGTCTTAAAATGTTTTCCTTTGTTGAGAAGATTATTAGAGAAAAATGTGCTACTAAAAAAGACCTATACGGTGAGGATTAAAAAGCGGTTATTATAACCAAACCATCACCACCGTTACCACCTCTGCCACCTGTTGCACCAGCACCTCCGCCACCGCCTCCACTACCAATACCACCGTTACCTCCAGCACCACCAGTACCCGTACCAAAAGCTCCACCACCAGCACCTCCAGCAAAATACAAAGGTAGTGAAACAAGAGAAGAATCTGAAGAAGGTACTTTACCAAGACTTCCACTATTACCGTTATTTGTACCACCCGCTGCACCACCAGTAATGATAGGTAATGCGAAACCAGTTGTTGTAATATTACCACCAGCACCGTTAACGTTAAGATTTGATGAACCACCGCCACCAGCACCACTTGTTGTAACTTGTCCCTGTGAAACAGCAGTTCCATTACCACCAGTATTTGCTCCCCCTGCCGCACCACCTTGACCTGCTACCGCTTGAGTGAGACCCAAAGAAGCTAAACTAAAACTAGTAACACCAAATATTGTACTAGCATTACCATTTGTACCGCTAGCTTGTCCAGCAGTTGCTGCTGCTGTACCACTAACTAATATTGTATTTGGTGAAGTTGTTGCTGGTGTTATTGAGACATAAGATAAGTTACCAGAACTACCATTACCTGCTGGGGCACCACCAGCACCACCTGGACCTACTTGGATGTATAAAACATCTGGTAATAAATTTGCAGATATTAAAGACCTAACAACACCTGAACTACCACCTCCACCTCCGCCTGTTCTAGCAGTACTAACAGTTGATTGACCTCCACCTCCGCCGGCACCTCCTCCTATTACAAAAAAATATACTAATTTACAATTTCTTGGTTTGGTCCACATTTGCCAAGAGTTTGTTATTCCATTGGAATAAAAAACTTGTATATTATCGTCTGTATTTGGAAAATTAAAAATGTCTATTGCCATATTAATAAATAATCAATAACTGGTTATTATTACAATACCGTCTCCACCGTTACCTCCAGTACCACCTATTGTACCAGCACCTCCACCACCACCTCCAGAACCAAAAGCTCCATCCCCACCTCTACCACCAGTTCCAGCACCATTACCACCCCCACCAGCTCCTCCTGAATTATAAAAAGGTAATCTTATACCTAAAGAATTTATAGAAGGTGTTAAAACCTTGATCCCAGATTGAGCGGCCGCACTTGAACCGGCAGAACCACCAGCAATAAGTACTGGTATTAAATTACCTTGAACTGTAATACCACCACCAGCACCGTTACCGTTGACATTGGTTGAACCGCCACCACCCGCACCAGGTTGTGTTATTATATTACCAGTTGCAGTACCACCCGCACCACCAGCAATACCACCTGTAGCACCGTTAGCACCGGCAATTAATGTGAGAACACCGATATAACTAAGATTATAATTTGTTTGACTGAAAACGGTACCAGCAATACCAGGTGTATTTATTGCAGCACCACCTCCACCTCCGGCACCAGCAGCTCCACTAGCTAATAAAACAAAAGCAGGAGTTGTCTCAGGTTCAACCGAAATATAAGATAAAGTTCCAGGACTACCGTAAGTGGCAGAACCACCTCCAGCACCACCGACACCTACTTGTACGTATAAAATATCTGGTAACATGTTTGATGGAAACACACCCCTACTAATACCACTACAGGCACCTCCAGCACCGGCAAGTCTGTTTACACTAGCACCTGACGCACCCCCAGCACCACCCCCACCTCCACCAATTGCTAAAATATTAACCAATTTACAATTTCTTGGTTTGGTCCACATTTGCCAACTGGTTGAACCATTTGTGTGAAATATCTGAAAGTTATCAGTTGAGTCAGGTAAACCAAATATATCTATAGCCATTTTTAATAATTACCATGTTGTTATTATAACCAAACCATCACCACCTCTGCCACCTCTGCCACCTGTTGCACCAGCACCTCCGCCACCACCTCCACTACCAATACCACCGTTACCTCCAGCACCACCTATATTACCAGCAGAACCAAAAGCTCCACCACCAGCACCCCCAGTTGAAACAAAAGGTAATGAATTAGAAGAAAATGGGTTTGGTAAATTAAAATAACCATCATCACCTTTATTTGTGCCGTCTGCCGCACCACCAGTAATAGTTGGTGTTAAACCTGTTGCTCCTATTGAACCTCCAGCACCATTAACATTGGTATTAGACGACCCACCACCACCAGCACCACCTGTAACAAATAAAACTGGAAAAGCTAAACCCGTTCCATTACCACCAGTATTTGCTCCTCCCGCAGAACCATTACCACCATTGTTAACCTGAAAAAGACTCATGTTTAACATGTAATTAGTTGCAACAGCTACAGCCGAACCTCCATTACCACCACCACCAACCGCTGTACCACCGTTAGCAGAAGCATTGCTACTAAGCATAATAACATTTGATGCCGTTGTATTTGGTAGTACGGAAACATAAGATATACCACCTTGACCACCATTACCTGCTGCAGCACCACCAGCACCTCCAGCACCTGGTTGTATGTAAAGTAAATCAGGTACTGTATTAGCTAAAAACAATCCCCTAGAAAAACCACCAGATCCACCTCCACCTCCGCCTGTTCTAGCAGTACCAGCAGTGGATTGACCTCCACCTCCACCTCCACCAGCACCTAAAGTAAATATATAAATTAATTTTGCGTTTTTAGGTTTATTCCACATTTGCCAAGTGGTAACACCACCGGCGGTAAATATCTGAAAATTTTTATCGTAATTGGGTAAATTAAAAACGTCAAACATAAAACAATTATTTTATTTAAATTGGGTCAGCCCAACTAGGTCTGGGTGGGTTACCATCTATTATTGTATAACCATAAGGGACCACTAAATCCAATGTATTACCGTCTAAATCAGTATACCTTAAAACATTACCATCAAGATTTTCAAGATAAAAATCACCAGTATATCCATTACTGGCTTGACCATATTCAAATCGACATAAAAGATATATTTTCATAATTTTTAGTATTTTCCACCTATAACGATAGCATCCCAACCAGCAGTAACACCTGTACCTAATGTTATATAGATTTGATAACCAGGTGGTAATGCGAAGTTTAAAGGTAATTCATAGTTAGCTAATGCGGCAACCTGTGAAACGGTTGTTGCTGGTAAGGTAATCTCATCCCAAAGAACATTATTTGCTTGTGTGGCAGTTGTAAGACCGTTATTTATCCAAATTCTACCTACTGTTGCGTTTGTTGTTGTCCCTAAAGACCTAAAACGAATCTTTTGAACATAACCACCATTTGTTGCGTCAGCGGTAAATACCAAATAAGATGTACCTGTGGTTAAATCAGTTGTTGTGTTTGCTGTGTTGGCCGAAATTGCCCACTGAATATCGGCGATTCTTGTAAAAATTGGGGTTGTACTTGCTGGCATAAATATTATTAAGTTAAAAAGTTAGAGGTGCCCATTGCGAATGAAACACCGTAATTATAAATAGCTGTTGATGTTGAATCTGAATATTCGACATCACCTGTTGAACTGTTTCTGACTAAAATTTGTGTCGCAGAATTATTATTTGTTGGTGTTGAATTTATGTTTAAAGTGGAAACATAAACCATGTTTGATGTTGTTCCAGTAATACCGATACCACCCAAAACAACTGTACCTTCTCCACTGGCGACTGAATTTATAGAATGAACAAAAGAAAAATTACCTTGTGCGGTTGAACCTGAACCTGAAGCAAAAGATGAGATACCGATTGAATTGGTATAACTACCTTGTGAATGTGAATAGTCACCAGTAGATATAGTGTTAGCTCCTTCAGCATGTGAACTAATACCAATTGAGTTTGTATCTTGACCTTCCGCATGTGAGGCGTTACCTGTTGCGGTTGTTTGATTACCTTCAGCGTGAGAATTTAAACCTGTTGAGTTTGTACTTCTTCCTTCTGCATGTGAGTAATCACCTAATGATGTCGTACCTTCACCTTCTGCATGTGAGTAATCACCTATTGATTCTGTACTAATACCCTCCGTATGAGAACCTTGACCACTAGCTAAAGTACTGACACCTCCTGCGTGAGAATAATCACCAGAAGCTGTTACAGTGTTACCAAAAGCTAATGAATTAATACCACTAGAAGTTGACCCAACACTTTGAATTGAATCATGTACGGTTATTGGTGAACATCCGTATAAGTTACCGATAAAGGCATCAGTAACACAATTACCACTAACACCTAATGAAGTGGTATAAACTGTTGTTGAGGATAAAATATTACTTGTTGTGGTTCCTGTAACATTTAAATTACCATTTATTAAATAATTACCAGTTAAAGTTTTAGAGTTTACCCAAACAGGTGAACCATTATAACTACTTTTAACCAATAAATCACCAACAGTAGACCCGCTTATCCTTACATCGTGTAATTCATCTATTTCCCAGCCATTTGAAATGTTCACAAAAACAGAACCAACATTATTATCAACTCTAACAACATAACCAAGTAAAACCGTGTGGTCAGGTGCAATTGGTTTTATTGATGTGAATGTTCCTGCAGAAATAGGTGATAACCAAATAGCGGTTCCACCTGAATATCCAGTTGTGTCTAAATTACTAATAATACCAAAAGTAGTAACATAACCTTGTGCTCCTGATGTTATATCTGCAGCAACAATACCTAAAGTGGTTACTGAATAACCGTCATTTGTTGCTATAGCACGTTTAACCGCTGGTCGATTACCTTGACTACCAGAAACGTAAACAACTGTACCTTTTGTTAATGTTGTGGCCTCAGAGTTATAAACTCGAACTATTTCTTCTTGACCAACTTGTAAATCTATGGTAGCAGTTGTTGAATCACCGACACCAATATTTAAAGTTCCCGTTCCAGAATCCCAACTTATACGACCATTTGCTGTTGGTACAGTTGCATTTTGATTAAAATCTATCCAATCAACATACATTGTAGTTGCTGTAAGATTTGTTATATAACCATTGGTCGTGTTATAAAATGTTGAAGCAGATAGAGTACCGTTGATTAAAACATTACCATTAACGGTTAAACCCGTCATTGTGTTAATAAAAACATCTAACGGTGCCTGACCTTGGTTTTGGGATATGGTTAATTTATTTGCATTATTGTAAGTAAATCCTGTAACATAAGTATCAACACCTGTGGCACCTGAACTACCTGAAGGTGGTGCCCATCTTGCATTGCCACTAGAGTCAGAAGTTAAAACATAACCATTGGTTGCTCCAGAAGTCATCTGAAAATTGGTTGTAATAACTTTTGTTGTAGCAGTTATAGTGGTAAAACGTGAACTACCGTCTGCATTTATCCACGCTGTTGGTGTTCCTGCGTTATTTTCTATTATAATATTTTTATCCGTATCACTACCTGTACCACCCCTAAATTGAACACCATCTTGTGATAAATTAGTTATAATTTCAGGATTTGATGAATTATCATATGCTTGTTGTAAAGTTGTTGTTGATAACCCTCCTGTACCACCTAAAACCTCACCAAATTTAGAAACAAAATTAAATACTGCATTACTTGCACTATTTAATGTCGATACATTTTTTACAACCGATAAAATACCTATGAGAATACCGTTATCTCTATTGTTAGAAAATTCTACAAATTGTTCTGTTTGTGAACCAGCGACTGCCGCTGCTAATGTAGAATAAACTTGTTGTCCATATTGAATTCTAATAATACCTGTTGGGAATAGATAAACTCTTTGATTGGTAGCACTTAATGCACCACCACCAACTGCTGTAACAACACCGTTTAAATCATAATTATTTGGGTCAATAAAAGTGGTATTTCCAGTATAAGGTGCAGTACCGCCAGTGATACTACCAAGTCTTGTCCTATATTGAAAAGTTGCTGGAGCCTGTGCGTTAATTACAACATTATTGGGATTTAATTGATTAGTTACCCAACCAATACCATTACCCCATAAACTACCTGCAGATGTGTTAATACTTAAATTTGCGCCGTTCGCAGAGACCAAAACCCCTTGATTTACTAATTTTAAAGGTGACCATAAATCACGAAGTGCGGCCATTGGGGAAACATCAAAATCAACAGTTTGAATAAGACTTGAGATTGTTGACCTATCAAGGTGAACAACCTTACCCAAAAATAAATTTAATCTTCTTTCTTGCGGTGTTGGAAATGTCGTTTGTTGAACCAGAGTTGAAGCACTATTTATAAGAATAAATGTTGAATCCGCACTATTTAAATAAGTTAAAGGTATATTTGTACCACCTGTATAATAAATCGATTCAACATCGGGTGATAACGAATTTTCATATGTATTATAAACAATCCAACCCCTAACCGGACTAACATTAATTGTTTGTCCAGTTCCTTGTGTCATTCCAGTATATTCGTAAACACCTGTTGAGATGACATTACCCTCAAGAATGTTTCTTTCTAAATCAGTTAAATCTAATATTATTCTTTCATTGTTAATACTAACATATATTTGACCATCAGAAGTACCTGAAGTTATCGTATACCCGACTTGATTAACTCTGGATGTTAGTTGTAAACTACTTGTTGACGCTACTAAAGCCCCTGGGGTTGTATCTGAAAGGTATAAAATAGAACCTACTGGATGTGAAACAGTAACACCACTTAATAGTCCTTGGTTTAAAACCAAACCAGTAGAACCACTTTGAATATCTTGGGCGGTCAAACCAACAACCTGATTGTTACCAGTATGTGTTGCTATTGCTAGAGAAATACTAGGTAATCCACCAGAAGAAGATTGTACTTTTACTGCACTACCTTTAGGTATTAAATCATTTGTACCATTTGTAACAACAGTATAAAGTTGTTGACCCGTATTAATTATATTACCATAACTGTAATAAGCTAACGATTGTGTATTGTTATTAACAAAAACTCTACCAGTTACATTTTGGGGTATGGTTGACCCTGTATTAAAATCAATATAATTTACTGGTGATAAAGCTACAGCACTTAAAGTTATAGCACTAACACTATTAATTGCTAAATTACCTTGAATTTTTTCTGCGTTTATATTTTTTGTTGCATCTGCCATTTCAGTTAATAAATATCATCTAATTTGTTATTCCAGCTGCCCAAAGAACTGAATTTGTAAATAATCTTCGCATGTTAGTGAAAGTACTAACACCAGGTGGAAATGTATTAACACTTACCAATCTGGAAGAACCAATTGTTCTTGTTGCAAGAAAAGGTCTACCGTTAGACCTAAAAGTCGCTAAAGTCGTTGCACCAGATTGTATAGAAACAATATCGTTGACAAAATATGAATTGTTATTGGTTATAGCCGAGGAAACACCTAGAAAAATTGGGTGCTCCGTTAAAATGTTTATATTTGTATTATCACTTGACTGATTAACTGGAGCAACAAAATTTGTTAAATCCGAATAACTCCAACCAACAGGTCTTAAATTCCAAGTAAAAACAGCGGTAATAATATTACCACCAAGATTTCTGTAATTTAATAAATTAGCGGGTAACGAAGTTGAACCTATTTGAGAAGAATTAGTGTAATATAAAACACAGTTATAGTCTGTAGGTGTGAGCCCACTTCCACTATAAGTTGTTCCCATTGTAATTGCAGATATTGTAAAACCACTATAACCTAAAGTTGTTAATTGACTTGAAATATTTGTTCTAACGGTACTAGCGTTAAGGTCACCTAAAATTAAAAGTCTTAAATTTGAAGTTAGCGTAGGCGTTGAAGTTACTGGGAAATCAACCATTGAATTATTAAAACTCACTATATTACCGTTATAACTTACTATCATAATTTTGTAATTGTAACAAAGCCATTGCCTGAATTATATCCTGTTGCACCAGTAACTAAAGTACCAATATAATAACTACCACCAGCACCACCATATTGACCATCACCTGTACCCCCATTACCACCAGCACCACCACCAGAATAACCACCACCACCACCTGCCCAAATAAAGTTACTTGCGGCAGCATCACCACTACCAGAACCACCTCCACCACCAAAACCACCTGGAGCGGCATAAAGATTTCCTGTGCCACCAGAAAAACCACCTAACCAACCGTTAATTCTTGTTTTCCCTTGAAGATTATTTGCCGTCCTACCATTTGAGTTAATACCCGCACCTGGTCCTCCGTATATACTACCCCTTGTACTAATATTACCACCACCACCATTTGTACCACCAGAAGCTCTATAATTATTAGTTATCAATACTGTTGCTCCACTAGTAACATCCCATCTACTGTTAGCAGTACCAGATAAACTGGTTAACAAATTGGTTCTCGTTGAAGCAGCACCCCCACCACCACCAGCTGCAACATAGTAAGTAATTGAAGTATTATCGTAGACAAAAGTTCCACCACCACCTCCAGCACCATAATATGGGTTCGAACCTATAGCAGTTCTATTACCACCTCTTTGACCGACAACAATTGCGATAACATCACTTTTATTTAAAGTAACATTAGTTACAATGTAAGCACCAGAACCACCAGTTATACCAAAACCTAGGTTATCACCACCACCAGCACCCGCTGCGGAAATCCTATAAGTTCCAGTTGCAGGTACAGTCCAAAGCTGAACCCCTTGAGTGGTCATATTTAAAAAATTACTATCCTGAGTCCAACTTGTTGCAGAGTAAGAATTTCTTATTTGAACTAAAGTTGGTCCTGTATGACCTGTTGCTCCTGCATTAGTAAAAGTAAAAGTTGTAAAAGTGTATAAATCACTATTGGATACATTATTCATAATATATCCGTTGTAATTTAATATATTACCATTAAAATTAAGAATCGGAGCCATTAACCTCTAATTAACCTAATCCAAAGGTCGTTATCAACTGCTTCAAAGAAGTAATTGTTATTATAAAATTTTTGTCCTTGGTAGGTTCCAGTAATACCTGAACCGATAAAAACACCGTTAATATCCCAATTAGAAGTAGTTTCTAAAATATTGGCATTTGTACTACCTGAAACCAAATAAGCCGTTAATATTTGATTTGTTGCAGAAAAAGTACCACCAGAACTAACTTGTACAATTCTATCACCAGTACCAGCTAAATTTGTAGAATTTATAGTACCATTAAGATTTGATGTTGAAGTTACAGTTAAATTTGTTGTTGAGAGGTCACCACTAATGGTTAAACCAGTCATAGTGCTTATATTAACTGTTAAAGGTGATTGTCCCTGACTTTGATTTATTGTTAAGTTATTATTTGAATAAGTAAAACCAGTAACAAAAGTATCCGTAATACCAGAAATATTAAAACTACCGTTTTGTCTGTTAAGAGTTAAAACCCTATTACTTGTATTAAAAGTTCCACCAGTAACAAAATTATCACTAAATCCAGTAATCGATACAGAACCATTTTGTCTATTTAAAGTTAAAGTACCAGTTGAGGATGTGTATGTACCTCCCGTAACAAAATTGTCTGTTGAAGCAATACCAGTTAGAAATTGACCATTACCAAAGTAAGTGGTTGCACTAACTGAACCATTAACAGTTAAACCAGTTAAAGTTAAATTATTAATTGTGACACTTAAATTTGGTTGCCCTTGATTTTGGGAAATTGTTAACTGATTGGTTCCGTTATAAGTGAATCCTGTAACGTATGTGTCAGCCGAAAGTGAACCTCCACCTGTTGAGAAACCTGAGATTGTAACTGAACCGTTTTGTCTATTTAAAGTTAACGTACCTGTTCCAAAACTATAAGTACCACCTGTAACGTAATTATCTGGTGTTCCCGTCAAATACTGACCATTACCGAAATAAGTTGTTGCACTTATAGAACCATTAACAGTTAAACCTGTTAAAGTTAAATTGTCTATAATAACATTTAAATTTGGTTGTCCTTGATTTTGGGAAATTGTTAACTGATTGGTACCGTTATAAGTGAAACCAGTAACAAAAGTATCAGTTGTTGTTCCTGTTAAAAAGCCTAAAATTGTAACTGAACCATTTTGACGATTAAGTGTTAAACTACCATTTGAATATGTGCCACCAGTAACAAAATAATCAGTAAATCCTGTAACCGTAATACTTACATTATCCGTTCTAGTTAAAGTTAAATTACCTGTATTTGGATTATAAGAACCACTACTTAGATAAATGTCGGTAAAACCAGTTAAAAATCCAGAAACCTGAAACGAACCACCGGCATTGTTATAAAATGTTGCAACACCATTATTGGGATTATAAGTACCGCCTGTTACAGTGATATCACCTGCTAAAATACCTAAATTTTGTGTTAAAGGAGCAACACCGTTATTTTGAAATATTGTTAAATCGTAAGTTCCTGTATTAAAGGTAAAACCTGTTACATATGTATCAGCACTTAATAATCCAGATATTGTAACAGAACCATTTTGTCTGTTTAATGTTAAAATACCGTTAGAATAAGTACCTCCAGTGACATAATAATCAGGAATACCAGTTAAACCAGTACCACTGCCATAAAAAGTAGACGCCGAAATAGAACCAGTAGTACCAATATTGAAAGTAACCGCACTAAATATATTTGATAAGTCAATAGTGGTTATGGTAGCTGTTAGAGGTGCCTGTCCTTGATTTTGACTTATGGTCAAAGTATTGGACGAAAAAGTAAATCCAGTAACGAAAGTATCGGTTGTGGTTCCAGTTAAAAAGCCTGTGACAGTTAATGAACCGTTTTGTCTGTTAAGGGTTAAACTACCGTTTGAATAAGTTCCACCTGTAACATAGTAATCTGGGATACCAGTTAAATTAGAACCATCACCGTAATATGTGGTTGCAGATATTGAAGATAAAGAATTTATCGGGTCCCAAACAGTTATTGGGGAACACCCATGTAAATTGGAAATATATAAATCACTTATACAATTTGCGGAAGTGTTACCTGTGAATATTGCAGTTGTTGAAAACCCTGAAATAGAAATATTGATACCGTCGTTTCTACCTAAAATTAAAGTACCATCTGAATAAGTACCACCTGTAATATATGTGTCTGTCACACCAGTTAAAAACCCAGATATTAAGATACTAACACCATCATTACGTCCTAGAGTTAATGTACCGTTAGAATAGGTACCACCAGTGACATAGATATCGGTACCTGTTGTACCACTATTACCAGTATCGACAATAAAAATTTTAGTTATATCTCCTTGTTGACAAAAATTACTCATTATAGTGGTATTGTTCCTCTTAACATCATTTCAGATATTTTTGTGGCATCCATTCTAACAATGTTAATGCCTATCAAATCACCGTTATTAACTGAAAAAGGCACTGTGACAACATTTCCGTTAACACGTATTGTTGCCGCAGTTATATTTTCAGTTTCTAATGAAACAAAATTCGCACTAGAATCAGATTGAAAATTTAAATAAGTTGGTGCACTAACCAAAAATTGAACGATTAAATTTAAAGATTTATCATTTTGAGTTTGGTCTTTAATAAATTTTGCAACATTTTTTGGTCTTTTTTCACTAAACTCATAAGTTAAAACCGCTCTATTAACTGCTGGTACTATTTTAAAATCTTCTGGATCTAAAGTGTAAGCCATCATTTTTAATTCATACGTTTGAACATAGTACCTTTTTTCATCAATACTATCGATGGTTGATTCATCGCCAACATTTTCTAACATAATTGGAAAATAATTACCTTTTATATTAACGTAAGCTTGAGCCGCAAAGAAAGTTTTTAAAATAAGTTCATTTAACTTATTTAATTCTGACATTCTATAAGTAAAAAATCTGATAGTATAAGTTAAATCAACACCAACGGGTCTTGGTGCCATATATACATCCGCACCTTTTCGATTACCATCCCAAGTAGGTACCACCATGTATGGAAAAGACCTTATAATAGGAATACCAAAATCAACGGGATTAGTCCCTGGTTGACCTTCAGGTTTTCTAACTACCGAAATAAAGGGTATTTTGATATTTTTATATTTATCAGAATTTTGCCAAGTACGAGTAAATTCTGTCCATCTTTGAGCAGTTAAAAAATTAACAGGTACTTTTTCACCGTCAATCACAATCTGTAATGTTTTATCAACCCATTCAACAAAACCGGCATCTAAATCTGCAAAATCAATACCCCTTGGTAAAGGTGTGTTTTTCTGGTCAATAAAGTTTTCCAAATACTGTCTAGGATTACTTTCATGTAAACCAGGTTGTAGATCTAAATCTTTTTTAAATTTTTTTGGTAGTGCCATTTATTAGTATTTTGGTAGGAATTCATTACTATCAGCGTTAACACATTGTATAGTTCTGTAATAACCTTTGTAACCAAGTCTTGTATGTCTATTATCAGAAAATATTTTACCATCATTAGTAACAGTAAAATATTTTATGTTATCTTCTTTATCCACATAACCAATGTAATCACCATAAGAAATTTCACAATCTAGTTCTTCCAATTGGTCTTGAAAAATATGAAAAGTTAGTTTACCATAATCTAAATATCTGTTCATACCGCTAGAGTAAGATTTATTTTCTGCCTCTTCTAACATTATTCTAACACGTAACTCTTTCGGTGATTTAAATCTGATTTCACCAGATTTGGCTTCACCGTAAACTGCATCGACCTCGGTTTGTTTTCTATCAACCTCAAAAAGAACAACTGTAAAATTTAAATCACCTTCTAAATGTTCACGAGCCATTTCTTTTTCAATACCGAAGTCTATTTCGTCGTAAAATTTTCCTAATCTTTGTATCGGTCTACGTTTAGCCATAATCAACTTTTTTTATAAATATTTAGTAAAACCCTATTTTATTTATTTTTTTAAATTATTGATTATATTTATTTCACCTTATGGTTGACTTAAGTAAATTAAAAAGTAAAACGGTATTACAAAAGTTAGAAAATTATGTAGGGAAAAACGAACATATCTTAAAAATGAAGAAAAAATTCGAAAACGAAGGGTTTTTTCTTCTAACACCAAGTCAAATTTCCTACATAGAAGAAAACTACGATATTAACCCTATTGAATTAAATAAAATAGTGGAGATAACTTCTTATTATGGTGAACAATTAAAAGAAAAATTTAACCTTAAAAATGTTCCAGAAAAAGTTTTAATCGAAACTGTTTTAAGTGAAAATGAAAAATCTTATCACGTTAAAGGTAAACTTTATAAAAATCAAAACAGTATTCTATATCATATACCAAAAACACAGTTATTAACTGATTTGTTTTTTGAACCTTATGAAGATTTAGAAGTTGATTTTGATTCTGTAAATAAAGTAAATAAAAAAAATAGAAGTTTATTTCCACACCAAGAACTCGCAATTAAATTTCTTTTAAAAAGAGATAAATCCATTTTATCTGATGATATGGGTCTTGGGAAAACAAAATCTGCAATTGCGGCCGCTCTTTTATCAGGTGCTGAAAAAATATTAGTTGTTTGTCCCGCAAACGCAAAAATAAATTGGTTTCGTGAAATAAGTGAATATTTGGATGAAGAAATGGTAACAATTGTTAAACCAGGATATTGGCAACCAAAAGTTTTTACCATCATTAATTACGATATTCTAAACCGTTTTCACGAAATAGAAGACAAAAGAAAAAAAGAAGAAACCAAAAGTTACATCAACGAAGAAAAGTTTGACCTTATGATTGTTGATGAAGCTCATATGATTAAAAACAAAGACACTATTCGTGGAAAAATAGTTGCACAAATTGGTGAAAATATTCCTAAAGTTTGGTTATTAACAGGAACACCGATAGCGAATAGACCAATGGACTACTATAATTTATTAAAAATTTGTCGAGTCCCAGTCACCGATAATTTTCAACATTTCGCATATCGTTATTGTGCAGCAAAATCATTTAATAAAAAATTAAAATCTGGTAAAATAAAAAGAATTTGGTTAACTGACGGTGCTTCAAATTTAGAAGAATTACACCAGAAAACCAAAAATTATATTTTAAGAAGAAAAAAAGAAGACCATTTAGATTTACCACCAAAAATAATTTCACCCTTTTATTTGGAATTGGATAATAGAAAAGGTTATGATGTTGCTTTTGAAGAATACGTTACTTGGTTGAAATTAGAAGGTAAAAAATTAGGTCCAGCGAGACAGATGGTAGAAATGATTGTTTTACGAAAATTTATTTCCCAAGAAAAAGTCTCACACACGGTAGATATGGTAGAAAACTTTTTGGAACAATCAGAAAATAAGAAAGTTATTGTTTTTACAGTTTTTACTGAGAGTTTAAAAAAATTAAAAGAAAGATTTGGTGATATCGCTGTTTGTCACAACGGTGAAATGTCAGACAAAGAAAAACAAAAAAGTATAGATAGATTCCAAAACGATCCTAAAGTTAGGGTTTTTATTGGTAATATTGTTTCCGCGGGTTCTGCTATCACTTTAACTGCTTCAGATACAACGATATTTCACGATATGGATTTCGTACCTGCAAACCATCAACAGGCGGAAGATAGAAACTATAGGATCGGACAAGAAAAAACGGTTAACATATATTACCCAATTTTTGAAAATACTATTGAAGAAAAAATTTACGAGATTTTACAAAAGAAAAAAGAGATTATATCCAGAGTTATGGGTGAAAAAATAGATTATATCGACATTGCTGAAGATTTTGTTTCAACATTATTCAAAATATAAAAGTAATGGATATTTATCTATTAAAAACCTAAGATGACATTAATAATAGATGACCTAGAAAAAGAAAAAGTTTTTAGACAGGCTAGACATCGACTCGGAGCTCCTCTAAGAAAAATAGAATTATCTGATGAACAACTTTGTACTTTATTAGAAATTGCAATCGAGGATCATTCTGCGTATATCAATGAATGGTTAATCGAAGCACAATGGTCATCATTGGATAATATTAATTTAAACACAACAGACCTAACAAAGGCTTTAACAACCAGAGGTCAGGACTATGAAGATAGTTTTACATATGCATATTCTAAAATTGTAGGTTTACAAGCAAGAGGACCTTGGGAATTAAAACAAGATTATGTTGTTTTAAATGACCACCAACAAGTATATCAAATACCTGCGGGTCGTGAAGTGAGTGAAGTTCTTTATTTCCAACCACCAACAGTTGATTACGCTTTATATTCTAACTATGGGTTTGGTGATTACGGATTTGGTGGTGGTGTTGCTCAATTACCTTATGGTGCTGCAGGTGGTGGTTTTGGTTATGGTGGTTTTTATTTGGCACCAGCTTTTGATATTGTATTAAGAAACTCAGATTATAACCTAAAACAAAGATTGGTTAGTTCAGAATTAATCTATTGGATTACTGCAGGACCAAATGGTACAAAATTTTTACATTTAGCACCACCTCCAGGAAGTCGTTTGGCTTTTGGTCGTGGTGGGTTTGCTGGTGGGAATTCAATTAATGTTGCTGGTAGTCGAGTTTGGTATTGGTATTATGAAACAACTTCAGCGGAAGATCGTTTACGCTGTTTAAACTCAAATAAAGATATTGTTAAATTACCATCAGATGTCCCAATTGACGTTGTTAATTTTACCGAACTAAATACACCATCAAAACAGTGGGTCAGAGATTATTTTATTTCTTTATGTAAAGAAACTCTTGGTAGAGTTCGTGGTAAATTTGGTGGTACTCTTGGTGTTGCTGATGCTGAAGTTACTATGGATTATGAATCTTTACTATCTGAATCAAAAGAAGATAAAGAAAGGTTAATGACTCGACTTAATGAAAGATTGGAAAGATTACGTCCAGACAATATGTTGACAAGAAAAGCAACAGAAGCTGAACAATTAAATAAAATGTTACAATACAGACCTTTAGGAATAACCGTTATATAAAATGCCATTCTACACAAGACCCAATTTTGAGGACAGGCAAATAGTCCAATACACAGGTGATACAATCACATTATCAGGTACAACTAATATTGGATATCCTGGTTACTTAAAAATTAACAAAGATGCGGCACCAGGTTTAGTTGCAACTTCTTTAGATTTTGATGGTACTGTTATTTGGGGTCCTGTTAGTGGATTAAGTTGGTCGATATCAGCTTGTACTTCACCTCTATATGTTAACAATATTGTCGCATGTCCTTCTTCCGCTGGTACAATTTTAGTTCAATCTGGAATTTTAAAAGTTGACGGGGCTTTACAATTAAACCCAACACTTTCTGGTGGTACTAATAATGATAGACTTTTAGTTATTGATAGTAATGGTTTTGTTAAAGTCGGTCAAACTGGTACTTCAGTAAGTTCATTAAATTATAGTAACAACAATTTAGTTTTAACTTTAAATGATGGCAGTACATTTACTACAACCATCAATACAATGACAGGTTTAACAATTAACGGTAGTTTGGTGGTTAATAGTGGAACTTCAATTGTCGGCAATACCTCTATTGTTGGTAATTTAAATACTACTGGTTCTGTTAGTGCAACAACCTTTTATGGTAGTGGTGCTAACTTGACTGGGATTCCTGATTACTATGTTACTGGTGGAACTTTTGCCGGTAATGTTTTAACCTTAAATCGTCAAAATGGGTCTGTTGTTATAAGTGATTTTACTGGTTTTACTGACAATTATGTTACTGGTGGAACTTATAATTACAGTACTGGTACACTAACACTTAACCGTCAAAACGGTTCAATAAGTGTAAGTGGTATACAATTTACAGGTAATACTTTAGCAACTTGTATTACTGATATTTACGTTCAAAATTTATACGGATGTAGTAATCCGATAACAATACAAAGTTCACTTAAAAGTGTCGCTGGTGGTTCTACTGCTGCTGGTACTTATTCTTTTGCTTTTGGTAATAATGTAACAGCATCTGGTAATTTTTCACTGGCTCAAGGTAACGGAACTTCAACTGCCGGTGGTACTTATGCTCACGCAGAAGGTGTTAGTACTTTAGCTAGTGGTCAAGGTTCACATGCAGAAGGTTCTTCTAGTACGGCATCTGGGACTTATTCACATGCAGAGGGTGTTGATACAATTGCTTCTGGTGGTAATTCACATGCTGAAGGTAGATTAAGTATTGCATCAAATACTGGTTCACATGCAGAAGGTAGTCAGACACTTTCTTCTGGTTTATATTCTCACTCAGAAGGTTTGTCTACTTCTGCAACAACAGCAGGGGCACATTCACAAGGTTTTAGAACTATTGCGTCTGGTATCTATTCATTCGCATCAGGTTCAGGGTCAACCGCATCTGGTATCGCATCTTTTGTACACTCAAGTAACTCAACAGTTTCAGGTAATAGATCGGTTGTTTTAGGTGGTAGTGATATAAACGGAACAGCTAATGATTATGTTTACGTTTCAAATTTAAACATAAATTCAACACCAACAAATAATGATAGTAATACACAAATACTTTCCAGGAATTCTAGTACAGGTAATATTGAATTTACTAATTTATATTCTTTAACAGGTTATGTTGATACCTTTGTTACTGGGTTCACCTATAACAACGCAAATAGATTAACAATTAGTCGAAATCAAGGGTTACCAGATTTAAGTGTTAATATAAACAGACTTACAGGTTTAACTGTTACAAATGGGTTATCCGCAGATACATTAACCTTAACCCAAATGACGGTAACTGCGAGTACAAGTACACAAGCTTTAGTTAGAAATACAACAACTGGGGTTGTAGAAAGTCGTCCTTTTGGGTTAGAAAATATTGTAATGTCTATGAACCCACCAGCTATACCAATAGCAGGTGTTGGCCCAAATGTCGATACAATAAAAGGTATCCCACAAGGTCAAGTAATCACAGGTTATACTGCAATATACGTTAATAATGTTTCACAATCTGGACCAACAGTAGTAACTAATTTTGGTACTTACGATAACACAACGGGTTTATTTACTTCAACTGTTAATGCGACATTAATGTTAAATGCTTGGATACATTTAAAACCTGACACTAGTACATCTACAGCTTGGTCACTATCTGGTACTGGTGAATTTGGTTTGGGTATATGTCCGAATAATGCGACAGATATTTATGTTGGTGATTATCAGGTGGTTATACCTGACCCAAATACTGCACAATATGTATATGAATTATATGGTGCAAATGCACCAAGAACTAATCAAATAGATATTAGTATTAGTACAGTAGTATATGTTGGCTCCGGTTCAACATTTAGGGTAAAAGCTTTAAACAAAACAGATAGAAATTATGATGGTTCAGCTGTTGTTACGGGTGACGGTGTTAGATTTTCAATAACAAGAATAATGTAAATAAATATAAAATGTCATTAAATTTAAGAAATTCAGGAAACCCTCTAACACAACCACAATTAGATAGTAATTTTACTTTTTTAAATAATAGAGATATTACTGGAGCAACTGTTTCTGGTAATATACTTTATCTGAATAAACAAGATGGCACTAATTACAGTGTAAATTTACCTAGTAGTACAGGTGGTACATCTTCTTCTGTTTTTACAGGAAACACTTCAGCTTCTTGTATTAATGATTTATATATAAGTAATCTACACGGATGTTCACCAATAACCGTACACGATTCAATTCAGAGTATTGGATCTATATCAACTGGGTTGACAAGTTTTGCTTTTGGTGAATCTGTAATAACTTCTGGAAATTATTCACATGCTCAAGGTGGTAGTTATGTTGACAAATTTGCTGTTACAAACTACACTACTAGTGAGGGCTTAGGTTCACATGCTGAAGGTGGTGGAACTATATCTACTGGTAACTACTCACATACTGAAGGTATTTTAACGAGAACAAAAAGTTTGGGTTCACATGCTGAGGGTTTTGAATCTCAAGCATTAGGTAATTATTCACATGCTGAAGGTGCTTCTTCTTTTGCTGGTGTTTACGGATATAGTGCAATAACATCAACAGGTGGTGTAATTACTTTAGACTCAGCATATAGTGACGTAAGTTTACAATTTACAACATCAAATTATATTTTAGCTTACGGTCCAGCAGTAGCCCCATATTACGATGGTTTAAGTTACCAAACAATAAGTAACGTTTCTTGGGACGGTACATACACAATAATAACAGTTGTAGACTCTAATTTTAGTGGAGCAACTATTATATCACCAATAGAATACCCACAAGCTTCTGGAGCGGATAAAATAATGGGGGGTGAGGGTTCACATGCTGAAGGTAGTGGTAACATTGCTTTTGGTACTGGTTCTAATGTAAAAGGTAGTAATAATAGAGCTGTAGGAGCCTTTTCAAATGCAGAAGGTGAAAACACTAAAGCTTTAGGTTATATTTCACATGTACAAGGTACTTTAACTGAAACAATAGGTAATTATTCATTTGCTTCAGGTTATGGATCAAAAAGTATTGGTGATTCTTCTTTTATACACTCAACGAATTCTGTTGTTGTTGGTGATAGGTCAGTTGTTTTAGGGGGTCAAAACATAACTGGTTACACTAGTGATACTGTTTACGTCCCTAATTTGATAATAGACACAATACCAACGAATGATGATACTGCAACACAAGTTTTAATTAGAGACAGTGTTACTGGTACAATAGGTTATAGAGAAGCCTCAACATTAGGGGGTTTTACTGGTAATACCGACGGAAATTGTATTTCAGATTTTTATGTTTATAATATCAGAGAATGTACTGCAAATGCAAAAGTAAATATCGTTTCTAATATATCTGCTGGTTCGGCAGACCAAGAAGTTAGTAATACTAGTTTTGCTTTTGGTAGTAGTAATACCGTATCAGGTACTGAATGTATTGCTTTAGGTAACAGTAACATTGTAACGACCGGTAATAATTCAATTGCATTAGGTAGAGGTAATACGGTTAATGATAATTATTCAATAGCTATTGGTGAATCAAATGATGTTACACAACCACATTCATTTGCAACAGGTTACGATAATCAAGTTAACGCACAGTATGGTATGTCAACAGGGTATAAATCTAAAGTTTACACTTTTGGTGAGTATGCAAGAAGTTCCGCTGGTGATTACGGTCAATATGGTACAGTAACCTATTTTAATGAAATAACCACTAATGCCATAACTGATTTATATTTGGATGTACCAAATGGTGTGACTGCTTTCTATCTTGAGGACGGTTTTGCTTACAAATTTAATTTATATGGTACCGCTTTTTCGACAGACGGTAAAGCTGCCGCATATGAAAGTCAAGCATTAGGTATTGTATCAGGACTTAGTATTAATTTTATAGGATTTGATGATGGCACCACTTTTTCACCACTTAGTGGTAGATCTGACAACTATTTTCTTAACAGTAAATTACAAATTAGTGGTAACAATAATCAAGGTTTAACCGCTAGTTTTACTTTAGTAGATACTTTTGTTTCTAATATATACGTAATACTTAAAATGGATTACTTAAGAATCACCAATAATGTCCCATAATACTTATCTTAATAAATGGATATAAAAAACAACTATTACTTTAAAAATTTTGAAACCATAAATATTGCTTATGGTGAGTATTGGGATTTTAACCTTGCTAACGATAAAACTGGAGATTTTATTCCTTATGTACTTAATTGTAAAGATAGTTGTGGTCGTAATATTATAACTGACGGCTTAGTTGCATGGTTTGATATTAATAATAGTGGTACCACAACGTCAAGTTATGACTTGACTTCTTTGGTACAATGGTCAGGTTATACCTTGACTCCTTCCAGTGGATTTACATTAAATGATTGGGGTTTAACGGGTGTTGATAATGGCAGAACTGACTGTTTAACAGGAAAAACTTTAGTTATAACGTCAGCTAGTACTAAATTAGTTTTATACGCAGTTACAGGATATACCATAACGTACACACCAGAATCTGGTTGTACTGTCGGTCCAGGAATTTATAGTTATCCATATGAAACACATTATAATGTAGAAGCAATTGGTGGTTGTCCTGTGGGTAATACCATTTGTTTAAATGGTGGATTTTATCAAGGGTTTTTTAAACTAGACGACGATAGACCATCACCTGTTAATAAATTAGATGATAATTCTTGTTGTGGAAGTGGTTATACTTTAACTTCAGTTTCTGGATATACTAAATGGCAAGTAATGCCAACAGAGTTTCCAAATGGATGGTCAATGGAAACTTGGATTAAATGGGATAATTCTTATTGTACATCAGGAAATACATCAGCTTTAACTTTAAATACTGTTTTTACAGGAAATAGTAATTTCTTCTTTTATATCGGTACAAGAGCTGAAAACAAATTTTGGAATAATTTTTCAGGTGAAACAGGTTATACCACAAGTACAGGTATTCCTTTACAACGTACTGCTTCTTTAGAGTATGCAGATGAAGTATCTGAACCTAATGGTGGGGTTACTTGGTTTACCAGAGGTTCTAATTTTGGTTGTGACTGCAGTTGTACAATATCGTGTGATGTTTGTGGTACTACAACACCAGGGTACGTTGACCCAAGTTATATATCTGGAGGTCAAAATTGGTTTTCACAGGGTAGTAGTCAAATAGCCGCTTGTTGTAGTATTTGTAATACACCAGCATTAAATTCTGTGGTTACAGGTTATAGTTATAACTATTGTGACCAATTATCAGAAAATGCTTTAGGATTTAGAATCACAAACGATGGTCGTATTGGTTATCGTAAAATGACAGTCACTGGTGATTGTTACAACAATAAATTCTTAATCACTGGTACTGTAATGGAAGAAGGGTATTCTGACGCAAATGTAATGCCAACAGGAAATACTTGGACACATATTGTGGTAACATATGTTGAAGGCGGTTCTAAATACGGTCTACCGTCAGGAACTTTAACTTTTTGGGTTAATGGTCTTGCAAAATATAAAGTCCATGATTTTATTGGTTTACAATTACGAGCTTTAGATGAATGGAGTGCCAAACAAATTGGAGTTCCTTTTAATATGAGTTGGGGTGGTGGTACACAAGGTTTAACTGAAAGTCAGACTTTTGGTGGTCCTGACCCAGCGGATAAAAATATGGATATTGAAAAATATTTTGCTGGTACATTTGAAGGTGAACTTTCACAACTACGTTTCTATGAAAAAGCTTTAAATGTTTTAGAAGTTAGAAATAATTTTTTTGTTGATTGTCGTAGATATTGTAAAGATAATACCTTTGGTGGGGCACAAATTGTACAGCCAGGCAATAATAATTGTGGTAGTTGTAAAAGTCCGTTACCACCTTACATCATAATACCTTGTTAGTGATATTTATTAATTAAGATGGCACAAAATTTCTTTATTCGTAAAAACAGTACTCTTCCGATTTTAAAATTAAAATTGGTTAATGATGGACGTACACAATACCGTCAAATCTATGACCGTTTAGAGAATGCGGCAATTACTTTTAGTATGATAGATGAAAAAGGTAATTACAAAGTTTTTAATAAAGCAGGTTTACTTTTACCAGTAGATAAAGAAATCTGTAAAGAAGATGGTGAGTATTATTTAGGATACCAATTTGATACTAAAGATGTTAATTTAGCGGGTTCTTTTAAAGCAGAATTTAGAGTTGATTTTTTAGATAACGGTGAAAGTTTAATCGTTCCAATAAGAGAAGACCTATACGTCAATGTATTAGATAGTTTTACAAAAGCCAAAATTGTATGTTAATATGAAAAATTTAATCAAAAACATTTTAAAAGAAGAAGTTATAGATAAAGAAAGTTTTAA